TTCCACGTGCCAACTTCGAGATACCGCACGCCTTCCATGTTCAGCAAATTGTTGTAAAAGTGACGGGTCATTGCACCAGACATGCCATCCAAAGCAAGGACATCTGGGGTGCATTTGGAGATACCATCTTGAGCATCTCCAGCCGCTTTCTTGACGTGTTCAATGTATAGTTCCGCGCTCATAGTTGGCATATGAATCTTTACATATATTTTTTCCTTAAGTTTAACGTACAATGTGTTTGATTACAAGGCAAGAAGCATGCACATAGGTAAACTGTCACGCAAGAAAATGTTTGCCAGACCGTATGCGACCAAAACAACTCCGACGGAAAATATGGCAATTGACACGTATTTATACACATCTTCTTTGGTAACGTCATAAAGGTCCATTGTGCGCTTTCCAACCATGTTGACAAAAATGCCAATAACAATAGACAATATCCCATAATTCACAAGTCTGCTCGAACAAAGAGTCTTCTCCATGTACTATATATGATATAATTTTGTTATACATTGCAAAAAAATGTCAATAATTGGAAACTCAGTTTCGTCGATATACACGCATATCGACAAAACTGATATTATAAGGAACTCATACATTGTGATATCAGGATGTCAGACAATATTAAGACGCTAGAATACTATTTTGACAATAATGAAGACCCAATAAAATTCAGTAAGTACACAATTGATGAACTTGGTATCATCAAGCACAAAGAGTCAGAAAAGACACCAAGCTATGGCAATGAAGAATACAATAGATGTGCTGTGTGTGACGATAATGGGAAACGACGCATGATAAGAATAGCTCGCGCGGTAGCATCAACGTTTCTTGGGAAGCCGCCGACGTCCGAGCACACTGCAGACCACATTGAGAGCAAACAAAAGAAGAACGACACGCTGACGAACATCCGATGGCTGTGCAAAAAGGGACAGATCAATAACCAGAAACGTCCAGAGACATACAAGGCTGCTTTCATCGTCGTCAAGGATGGTGATGAGAAGACTGTGAAAGAGTGGACCGAATGTATGAATGCCAAGAAGACTTCAGACCGCGAGTTTACCAATGGGATGATATCATATTATGCTCAAAGGAAGACTCACGGATTCGCATACAAGGAATACCCAGATCTCGAGGGTGAGAAGTGGGAAGAGATTGAGGGTTCCAAAACCAAACGAGGAGACTATTGGAAGATCTCGAACATGAATCGTGTGAAGTATATTACGAATCATGCAGAAAATGTTCTGTCGGGTGATCGCTTGGGGCGCATTAATGGGTATCCTATCGTCACCATCAATGGAAAGCAGTGGTTGTGTCACGTCCTCGCGTTTGCGGCATTTCATCCTGAGTTGTGGGAAGTGAGGGAGCTGGGAGAGATGGTCCTCCACAAAGACGATGACAGGGAGGACTTTCGGCCTCACAAGCTTCGTCTTGGCACCGCTTCTGACAACGCAAATGACTCTCACGATAATGGCAAGCGCGATGGCACGAATACAATGCGGATGAAGTGCGCATCGTACATTGATGGTGAGCATGAGTCAGATCATCTCAGTCTGACGACCGCCGCCAAGTATCTGAAATCCAAAGGATATCCAAAGGCATCTGATGGTGGTATTAGTTTGGCACTTTCCGGAGTTCGCAAGTCAGCATATGGACGCACATGGAAGAAGATCGAGTGAAAAGTAATATATATATGATATAATAAATGTCTTGCGATATTAATGAGATTTTAGATCCGCAAACCCAGAAGAACATTGACGCGGGGGTGGAAAACATGAGTGTAAAAATCAAACAAACAATCGCTCAAGGCGAATCATTCGAATGTCAGGCAACCCAGATAGACAGAACCATCTCATTAATCAACATCGCTATTCAGTATATCATTCTGGCTTTTGTCATCCTTGCCCTTGTTAGCAAAGAGCATTCCGGTCTCATTGTCAATGTAATACAGTGGACCACTTTTATTTCTCTCGGTCTCCTTGCAGTGCAATATAGAAATGTAATTGTCGCTGCAGGAAACCTTGTCGGTGCTCTTGACGTGAGTACCAAGGTCATCATATTCTTGTCTATAGCTGCAGCACTAGGTTCGTCGTATATAAAGAAAGGACAGGCGGGGATGAAATTAACAATAGCCATAGCTCTAATTTTATTCATACGACTTTCTCTCCAGATGAGAGACTTCGTAACTAACAAGAAGTCCCGCGTTTCTGCTTTCTTGATATTTTTGAAAAATCTTCTTACACCACAAAGAATAAAGACAATATACAACTCATTTTAAGAGTTTAAAAAAATATTATTGTTATAAACCAAATGTACACTGTATATTCAAAAGACGGTTGCAGGTATTGTAAGTATGCTCTGGAACTGCTTCATAATAGAAATGAGAATGTCATTATTATGAAGTGTGAGAACATTGCCGAGATGAAAGATCACCTAAAGGGCGTCGTCGACACTGGCTCTATTAAGACATTTCCCCAGATTTTCCGCGACAAGGTTTTGATTGGAGGTTTTACAGAGCTTGATAAATTGCTGACAGACGAGGACAACATCTTCAGCATCGATGGAGATTTCTGAATTATACCATCATAAAACAATGACAATGTATCAGAATGTGGGATACGGTACGACAGTCACAGTGGCAGACTTAGCATTTGAATATGTAGGCAAGCATATCAGACTATTATAATATGCAATCCCGTTGCCTGCAAATACAAATTTACCAGATGCTATTGTATTGACATTCCTTATGAATGAACCTAAAGTTCCAGTTGTTCCAAAATCTACTCCAGGACCTCCGAGATTTTGTATTAATGAATTCGTGACGGAAACCTTGAAGGGTGTCCCACCAGCAGGCACAGTACTACTTGAAATATATACAGCCGCATTTGATGTATTTCCAGTATTCAAGGAACATCTTTCTGCTTGCAATGTACAATTTCCACCCACATTCACCAGATATCCTGAGGTAAGGCCAGAACCACTGGTTTGTATGGTACTGTCTGTCAGTAAAAGGGGTCCGCCAAGTGCGTTTACATATGTTACATTTGCAACAGAAGCACTTACATAAGAATTGTTTACATATGTTATAGAATTAGGATTAGAGAGTGATACTAGTGTAGTTGCAGACGAGGTTATATAACAACTATCTATGTTCAGTGTATACGCGCCAGACCCTGAGTTTATAACTCCACTTGTCATGTATAATCCATTTAAAGTGACAGTATTATTGTATACAAAACCTGCAGATGAACAATTTACCGTCACTTGCCCTACTGATGTCATCTGCCCTTTGCCATATAATGACCCTGCGCCTGTCAAAATTGTATTAAATCTAGAAATTGTGGTATGTCCAGTATATGTCCCAGGGCATATTATGATTTGTACCTGTTTTGATATCGCACCTCCAGAAATTGGATACTCACTTGCTGCCGTGTCATGTGCAGCTTGAACTGTCAGAAATGGTTTAATTTCTGACCCATCTGCTGTGGAATCATTCCCATTCATAGATACATAATATACACCGGTCATTTTACCAACATTGGCATATGTTCCAAATGTAATCAAGTTTGCAAAAACATTCTGGCCAGAGATATTGTATCCAGTCACATTACCACCTGCGAGGAGAACGTTTCCTACATTTCCTGTAATTGCAATGACATTTGTCACATTGGCAAACGCACCAACAATATTCCCAATGAAGAAAGGTGCTACCACGTTGCCAAGGACACTCACCTGGCCAGACACTGCCACATTTCCTCCAAGAAATCTTGTATTACCTACATTTCCAGCGGATGCAATGATGTTAGCCACATTGGCATACGACCCTATAATGTTGCCGCGGGCATCGAGAGTTTGGACACCGGAAACAGTGACACCGGTCAGCTGGGAGCCATTGCCAGCAAAGAAAGATGCGGTAACGTTACCATCTGCAGCAAAACGAATGTTTGCAATGTTGCCAGCAGATGCGACGATGTTAGCCACATTGGCATACGACCCTATAATGTTGCCGCGGGCATCGAGAGTTTGGACACCGGAAACAGTGACACCGGTCAGCTGGGAGCCATTGCCAGCAAAGAAAGATGCGGTAACGTTACCATCTGCAGCAAAACGAATGTTTGCAATGTTGCCAGCAGATGCGACGATGTTAGCCACATTGGCATACGACCCTATAATGTTGCCGCGGGCATCGAGAGTTTGGACACCGGAAACAGTGACACCGGTCAGCTGGGAGCCATTGCCAGCAAAGAAAGATGCAGTAACATTGCCTCCCATTAGGAGCACGTTTCCCACATTCCCAACAGTTGCAAAAATATTCGACACATTGGCATATGACCCTATAACGTTGCCTGTAATGTCAAGGTTTGCAGTAGTTGGAAGGGTACTAGTCACATCTGAAAGCAGTGCACCATTTCCAATGAAATATTCACCTGTCGTTATATTACCCGCTACAGATAATGAGTTAAAGCTTATCCCAGGGATCACTGCATTTCCCGTGACTGTCAGATTCCCGACTGTGAGTTGAGGCATAGCAGACCCGTTTCCCAACATACGTATGTTTCCTTTTAGGAAAATTGTTCCATTTGTTGCATTTATTCCGCCATACTGTAAAAGATCTCTTTTAAAATCTGCACTGCTCATTGTTTATACTGTAAACTTACGTTTTTTCGATACATTCATGCCACAATTATGAGAGGAAATATATTATCAACTAATAAAATGAAAGAAAAGAAACCTAAGATACCATACAGGGGGCGGCGCAAGTACCTAAACTTTGAAGTAGACTATTCTTTCAAACGACTTATTTTCACGTTTCAATACAATAGTGAAAAACGCATAACATGGTCCGTAGAGAAGGATCGTGTTAGGAGTTATCCAAACTTTCACAAAATGTCAAACAGGGATCTGCACGAGTATTACGCAAATACTATACTACCACAGATGCGCGACTACTTCAATTTTATGACTCACTGGGGGCTCAAACAATGACAAAGTCGGGAGAAGACTTTAGCTGCGAGATTTTAATATTGTGGGCTTCACACGCGGACTTCATTGAACCAAATGTTTTGCCAGAGGACCGGTGAAGGACAGTCTTGCCACGACCTTTTGCACTGGGGCTTCCAGAAACAGGGCTTTTGTGATTTGTATACTTGAGGATGTCCTTGAAGCTTACAAAGGAAACAATCCCATCATCGCTGGTCATGAAGTACTGTTTGTACTTCTTAACTTTGTGTGCAGCTGGAACAAGAGGAAACAGGCGTTCCTTGGTGAATACATCAGCACCGTTGTGGACATAGTTAGAATAATGTTTAATGGTAAACATTTATCTTAAATAACAAAATAATTTCGAATATTTTACAAGCCTCTGACAATGATGTCTAGAATATTCCATGCCTATTCAAACAAAATAGACAGATGTCTTTTTTTGTTAAGAAATCGACAGATGTCATTTTATTTGAATTTTGTCATTTTGTCATTTTCTTGAAAAATCTGTGTACCGTATATATACGGGGCATATCACAAATGGCGCATATCGACGACATAACAACATAACTTATATGTTGCATAATCACGACATAACTCATATGTTGCATAACCATGATATAACTCATATTGCATATCAAAGCCGTGAGGAAGCGCGCAAGATTATCAACACCCACATCACATGGGAGGTTCTGGACAGGGACATTGATATGTTTGAATTCCACCCCTTTGGCGCCACAATGCTGCTTTTTAACACCCAGTCGCGCAAAATATTTGTGCCGATAGAAGGCCCTCGGTGGTTAGACATATACAGGGCCGGGATTGAAGCTATGTACAAGGCAGGTCCTGGACACTTTTTCAGCTCTATCACGCGCATCATGGAAACTAGGGAGGACAATCTTATCGAGATGACGGCGTCTCATTAAAATATTTGCGTACATAAATGAATAAAGCAAATAACAAGAACAATGTAAACAAGGCCAACTTCTCGGTGGATCTTGAAAACAGGAGCATCCTTCAGGTGGGGTGCGGCGGCGTCGGTTCTTCTATGCCATATCTTTATGTAAAACATTTCAAGTTCCGCCCTAACAACATCACGATCATGGACAAGGACAAGGACAGGCTGGATGCCCTAAAGAAGAAGTTCCCCACCATTAACTTTGTAAACATGGAGATGTCCAAGAACAATTTCAAGAGCATTGTTGACAAGTATTTGAAGAAGGGCGATGTTTTTGTCGATCTTGCCTGGTACATTGGAACCAATGACCTCTTGGAGCTGTGTCACGATAAGGGTATTCATTTCACAAACACGGCTATCGAACAGTGGTTTGACTCTAATGACTGTAACTTGAAGACCGCAGAATGCGAGACGCTATACCGCCATCAGCATTACGTCCGCAAGATGGCAGACAAATGGGGTAACAAGGGAGCGACTGCTGTTGTTGGTCATGGCGCCAACCCTGGGTGGATAAGTCACGCTGCCAAGATAGGAATTACCGATTGGGTCCAGCACCTGTCCAAGAAGAACTCTAGCGACCCCACGATAAAGAAGGCAGTTGCAGCCATTGCCAGCGGTAAGTATAACGAGGCAGCAAAATACTTGAACATTCAGGTGATGCACATCAGCGAACGCGATACCCAGATCACAAGTACGCCAAAGAAGGTTGGTGAGTTCCTGTGCACCTGGAGTCCCACTGGACTTATCGAGGAGGGCGCTCTCCCTGCTGAGATGGGATGGGGCACCCACGAGAACATGAAGGAGTATATCAAGCACTTCAAGTCTGGTCCTGGAAACGAAGTGTACATGGATACCATTGCCATGAACACCACGGTTAAGTCTTATGTCCCAGGAAGCGAGGTCCTTGGGATGGTGATTCCCCACGAAGAGGCTAATTCATTGTCTTATTTCCTCACAGTTAAGCGGGGTGGCAAGACAGTGTACCGCCCTACGGTACATTATGCATATATGTTGCCCGACGTGGCCATCGCATCTCTAGTAGAGTACCAGGCAAATGGTATGCCCGATGTGCTCAAGAATGAGCGCGTGATCAAAGATGACATCGTATCTGGATCAGATACGCTGGGCGTTCTGTTTATGAGCCCCAAGTATGGCAAATGGTGGACTGGAAGCGACCTTGACATTGCAACTTCCCGTAAGCTCATCCCCCATCAGAATGCTACCGTGGTACAGGTGTCGCCATCTGTTATTGCTGGTATTATTTATGCGCTCCAGAACCCCAACATTTCTCCTATCTTCCCCGAAGATATGAATTCACAATACGTTATGGACAAGTTCATCAAACCATACCTTGGGAAATGGTTATCTCAACCTGTTGTCTGGGAACCAAACACAAAGGGTCTTCCTGCGAAATATAAGAAAGAGAAGAACTTTGTGTTCCAACGCTTCTTAGTTTCTCCCCCAGTCACAATCTGATAATTTAATCAGTAATGCTTCATACTATATGATAACATCTTCAGCTTGAACCATGCACATCTGTCAGCCTGATAAGTTCCTATTTATTGTGATTACAAAATTAAATAAATAAGTTCCATGTGCGGCCATATGCCGACTTAAGAATACCAGCTAATGCCATAGATATGGCTGATTTTTTAGCTTTTTTGTGTCCATTGTCTTGTAAATACTCAACAGCAGCTGACATGCTGTCATGTTCTTTCTCTAAAATACCATCAATATATGATGCACACCTCTTCCGCGCAGACTTAGTGCCATTGTATTTACCATTATTATGTGCATCGCTACTATTCTCGCTTGCAGAACCAAGTCTCAAGTTTTGAGGGCTGAAATCTGACTTATCATCGTGCTTGTGGAGGATCATGAGGTCTCCCCTCGCTATGTCAGGATAAAATGCTTCGTACGAAAGGATGTGACAAGACATGTGTTTTCCATTTATGCTAATTGTAGGATATCCATTTACCAATCTCAAACGATCTCCATATAATACATTGCTTGCATGGTTTGTTATGTATTTCATGCGTGACTTATCTGATATCTCCCACCAATGTCCTTTATTATTTTTAGAATTTTTGATCTCTTTCCACACTTCGCCCTCAAGATTGAGATATTCCTTGTATGAGAAACCATGCTGCTTCTTTTGAGCATACTTTTTGATCATACTGACAGTGTATGTTCTTCCAAATGGATTGTTAGTATCTTTTAAGCGGATGACCCACTCTCTGGCAGTCATTTCGTGTTTGTCTTTCATGATGATGAATGCAGACTTGTTTGTGTCTGTTATGGTTCTGTTGACAATTTGTTCAGACTTGCTTGCCCATCTAATGTTTGAAATGGCATTGTTCAGTTTCTGGTTGCTTACTATGTGATCCACTGTGTGTTGTAATGTTGGCGGCTTTCCGAGGAAAGCTGATGCGACTGCGCGAGCAACTGATATATGACATTGCTTACCATCATCATTCTGCACACCAACTATATAGTAACCATTCAATAATTTATAACTCAATTCTTTTCCAGTTTTCTTGTTTTGTACAATGCCAGTATTATCAATTGTGTATTTGTTGAACGTGGCATAGTTACCATCTACATAATAGTATTCTAAAGGTCTTGTTTCAGCCATTGAAACATAGATGGTTGATTTCATTTACATAGCCAAAATGTCGATATAAGTGTTTATTTTTCTCATTTGAGCCAAACAATCATCTGTAATGTTGTAGCTTGTATGACCACAACTTCAAATTACTCCATGCATCCTCCTTGAGTCCCATGAAATGCTCAAAATCAGGGTGATTCCTGGGAAGATCTTTCAGTACCTGATTATATATCTTGATATTGTGCCGAAGAGTTGCCATATTTTCCTTTCCTCTTTCAATAGCATTTTTCCTTCTATTGAAAATTTCCGCTTGTACATTGGTATATGAAAAGTTGTCCGATTTGTATTTCACAACTTGTTTTGCAGAGCCTTCTGGATCGATGTACCTGATTTTCACGGTTTTACTGAAAGAAACAGTTTTCATTTTATATACACATATCAAATGTTCTTTTGTCAAGATTTTTACATTTGTCGATATAGTTATATATCGACAAAACAGATACAAATGCTCCAACAAAAATGTAAACAGAAATGACTTCTTCTTTCCATGAATCGTTGTCTCACCCGCTTGATCAATGGCAAAAAGATGCAATCGCGTCTATGGACAAAGGTCACAGCGTCTTTGCTGCCGTTCCCACGGGCAGCGGCAAGACGATCCTCGCGGAGTACGCAGCATTCATTTCTAAAAAAATAGTCTATACGGCTCCTCTGAAGGCCATCTCCAACCAAAAATATCACGATTTTTCTAAGAAGTTTTCGAGCGTCGGCCTCATCACAGGCGACATCCAGATAAACGAGTCCGCGGACATTCTCGTAATGACCATGGAAATTTTTAGAAAGATGCTCGGAGTCGAAGACCCAAGGATTAATGAAATTGGTTGGGTAATCGCAGATGAAGTGCATTATATGAACGACGCGGATCGCGGGACAGTGTGGGAAGAAAGCCTCATTCTGATGCCAGACCACATTCGCTGTGTGTTTTTGTCTGCGACGGTTCCAAATGCCGATGCCTTTGCGTCCTGGTACTCTGGGATGCACACGCACCCGGTCGATGTCTTTTCTATCGCTAAACGACCCGTGCCCCTCACCTTTAGCGTAGTATCTAAGGATGGTATTTCCGACATCGGGTCCTTTGATAGCATCAAGGCGGACGAACCCACAGTTGTAGACAACAACGTCGTCAAACTACTCCTCGAAAAGGAGCTCACTCCTGCGATTGTTTTCAGTTGCAACAGAAAGCGTGTCGAGACGGTTGCTCTACGGCTCTCTCGTCAGGGTGGAATCGTCACAACATACCAGTCGAATGCCATCAAGAAGGAATTTGACGATCTCCTTCGAAAGGTTGGGACGACCGACACATTCCACATCAAGTACCGCGAATATGCGTCAGAAGGTGTTGGTGTTCATCACGCTGGCATGCTTCCTTATTGCAAGGAGATCATCGAGCAGCTGTTTTGTTCTGGAAAGTTGCCCATTCTCGTATCCACGGAAACTTTTGCGATGGGTGTGAATGGACCCGCCAGAAGTGTGGTGTTTGAGTCATTGGAAAAGTTTGATGGCAATGAGACCAGGATGTTCCACCCTCACGAGTTCATCCAGATGGCGGGAAGGGCGGGTCGCCGTGGGTTTGACACCCAGGGAACGGTTATCGTTCTTCACGACCCTAAAATTCCACGCGATACC